CAAACATCCAGAACTCATACAATTTAGGAACAAGAAGATATGAAAAACAAAACTCTAAACTATCTAGGTTTCAAAGATGAAGAAATGAGTATTCGTGTATCGCCAGAGATTGTTGATGGTGTATGGACAGGTAATATAAATTTAAGTGTTGATGCTTTTGATCACAGTCCCTTGAACGATATGGATTATTTTTCCTTGATGAACTTTGTTAGGATGATTATGGCTGTGCCTGTTCTTATGGAAGAGGATGCAACTGCTAGAGAAAAACTTTATAGTATATTAGAAAAAGAGATTGACCCACCTAAAAAGAATGGTAAGATAATCAGTAGAAAGGATAATATAATAACTATTAATTTTAACAGTAAAACAGATGGGAGTGCGTAGTATGGCCAAATGGGAAATGAATTGTAAGGATAAAGATATGGTAAATAGTCCACCACATTATAATAAGTATGGTATAGAATGTATAGATGCAATAATGTCAGCCACTGGAGAAGGGTTTGAATATTATCTGCAAGGAAATATAATGAAGTATTTGTGGAGATACAGATACAAGAACGGTGTGCAGGATTTAGAGAAAGCACAGTGGTATCTAAATAAGTTGATAGAGATAAAAAAGGATGACAAGAAGTCTCCAGATTTATTCTCTTCTTTTGGTATAGAGTTGAGTGATGGTTGTTAAAATATATTTAACATTGGATGTGGACAAAGATGAATATCCAATCCCTGCTGACGGTGATCCCAGTGAAGAGATACAAGAAGCATTAGAAGAGTTTATCTATGATATTGATGGGCTAAAAGTAAAACATATAAAAATAACAATGGAGAGCTAATATGAATGATTATCAAAAATTTATTGCAATATCTAGGTATGCTAGGTGGATTGACGAAGAGAACAGAAGAGAAACATGGGAAGAAACTGTGCAAAGGTACGTGGATTACATTACTGAGAAAGTTAAAGGACACCTACCTAAACAACAGATTATTGATGCTATAACTAAACTAGAAGTTATGCCGTCTATGAGAGCATTGATGACAGCAGGTCCTGCCCTTGAGAGAGACAATACAGCAGGATACAACTGTAGCTATCTGCCTGTTGATGATCCAAAAGCTTTTGACGAAGCTATGTATATTCTTTTGTGTGGCACTGGTGTTGGGTTCTCTGTGGAGAGACAATACGTAAACCAACTTCCAGAGATTCCACAGGTTTTAGATGAAGTTGACACATGCATAGAGGTACAAGACAGCAAAGAGGGTTGGGCAAAAGCATTACGCAAGCTTATAGGACATCTATACATGGGAGAAGTTCCTATATGGGACATGTCAAAGGTAAGACCTGCAGGTGCTAGACTCAAAGTGTTTGGTGGTAGAGCCAGTGGTCCTGCACCTTTAATAGACTTATTTAATTTTACTGTAGCATTGTTTAGACAAAACGCTGGACGTAAATTGTCTAGCTACGATTGTCATAATCTTATGTGTAAGGTTGGGGAAGTTGTAGTTTCTGGTGGTGTGCGTAGATCAGCAATGATTAGTTTGTCTAACCTCTCAGATCAACGTATGCGACATGCTAAGTCTGGTAAATGGTGGGAGACAGCACCACAGATGGCTCTCTCAAACAACTCTGTATGCTACACTGACAAGCCAGATGGTGAGACATTCTTGCGTGAGTGGACATCTCTCGTGGAATCAAAGTCTGGGGAACGTGGTATATTCAACAGGATATCAGCAAAAGAACAGGCAAAGAAGTTTGGTAGGAGAGATGCAGACCATGAGTTTGGTTGCAATCCTTGCAGTGAAATCATACTGCGTCCCTACCAGTTCTGCAATCTTACAGAGGTTGTGATACGAGAGAAAGATAAGTTTGATGATTTGAAAAGAAAGGTTATGCTTGCCACTATACTTGGCACGGCACAATCTACCCTTACAAAGTTTCCATACTTGCGAAAGATATGGAATAAGAACACGGAAGAAGAAAGACTTCTTGGTGTCAGCCTTACAGGCATTATGGATAATGAACTAACGAATGGAAAGAAACATGGCCTTGAAAAAACCCTTACAGCACTTAGAGAAATCGCAGTCGAAACAAACAAAGAGTGGTCTGCAATCTTTGGAATCCCACAAAGCACTGCTATCACATGCGTCAAACCAAGTGGAACAGTATCGCAACTTGTGGACTCAAGCAGTGGTATCCACCCTCGTCATAGCAGTTATTATATTCGTACCGTTAGGGGCGATAATAAAGATCCTCTTACTAACTTCATGATAGATAGTGGCATACCAAGTGAAGCAGACTTCATGAAGCCAGATACACAAACGGTGTTTAGCTTTCCTATGAAGTCACCAAAGAAGTCTGTAGTGAGAAACGACATGACAGCTATTCAACAGCTAGAGATGTGGCTTCTCTACCAGCGACATTGGTGTGAGCATAAACCTTCTGTTACAATATCTGTGCGTGATGAAGAGTGGATGGAAGTTGGTGCGTTTGTATTTAAACACTTTGACGAAATGTCTGGTGTTTCTTTTCTACCACACTCCGATCATACTTATCAACAAGCACCCTATCAAGATTGTACAAAAGCTGTATACGATGATTTTAGCAGTAAGTTCAGTCATATTGATTGGAATAAGTTTACAGATTATGAGAAAGAGGATAACACTAATTCTTCTCAGACCTTTGCCTGTTCTGGCGATAGTTGTGAGATAGTAGATATAGGAGCTTAGTATGAAATATTTATCCAGAAAAGAACGTGGTCTAGGCAAACATGATGCACCGTTAAAGATACAGTGGATGAAAGGCTATGATGCGTTTGCATATGGAAAGATTCGCAACCCTTATGGCTCTGATACAATGTTATACAGAGAATGGGAACGTGGGTTCAACACAGCCTACTATGATAATTTAACTAGAGGTAGAGATGCAGTTAGAAAAAGAAGCAAAGGCTTTCATGGACAGAAAAAGCAGAGAGCCACGCACTCTGTTTGAGGTGTTGAAAGAAATAAATAATAAGTTAGAAAAGCTTGAAGAAGATTTAAAGTATGTGAAAGAAATAGTTAGAAAGATAGATTGGAAAAATTAATTAGAGGGTGGCACTATCTTTCTTAGCTCTTTTGAAAATGCTTTCTGTGGTGCTGTAAAAATTTTATCTTTTACTTTACCAGATATGTTTAAAAACTTTATATCTGTAGCACTTGTTAGATCAGCATCTCTTTGAAACCTTTTGTGAAAGTCATCTATGGCTGCCCTTCTTGCATTTTTAGACAGTTTTTTATATTCTATTATTGCATTTTCAAGCTCAGTTCTTTTACCTTTTTTAGCGAACTCTAAAGTTTGTTGGTATCCTTTTACCATACTTGAAATATAAGCTCTTACCTCAACAAGATTATAACTAACCTCTGTGTTTTTAGACTTCACAAAATCACCATCGTCTAAAGCATTGTACGCTTTTTTATTGTTTTCTACTTTCTTCATTGCGTTTGGGACAACCACATCTCTTAAATAACTTTGTAATTTGCTTGCTTCAAACTTTCTTGCTTGAGCATTTTTTTCTCTAGTCATTATTTCAAAGCTTTTAAAACCTATCCTTTCAAGAAACTCCCCATATTCTTCATTTCTTGACACGGCTCTCAATCCAAATAATTTTGTTGATGGAGATTCTTGTTGATAATCCTCTATAAAAGGATCAAGCGTTGTGACTCTCTGTGCTTCTTTTGATGGAGATTCAAACCTAGATAATTTAGATGTTATCTCATCAAGAAAAGCTTGACCCGGACTAAGTGTTGCTTCTGGTCTTCTGGAATAAATATCTCTTCCCCTCATCCCAAAAAATCTCTCAAGCTCTAAAAACTGATTGTACGGCACAAGCCATGTCTGTGTATAGTTACCCACGTACTGCCCAAGAGCCTTTGCAGTAGCAGTACCTGCACCTAATTCTTTTTGTCCTATACCGTTAGCTATATCAGCAAAACCTTGTAGTATGTCCTGACTAACACCCATTCGTAATGAAGGTCCTCCAAAAGTTTGTACAAATTCTTTAGCGTCAAACCATTCGGTAAAAGTTTTATCGTTAAATCTTTTCTTTGCTTCAGCTAACCATAATATAGGTCTTAGTGGATGATTAGGAGATATATCTATATCAACTCTTCCACTTACGTCTGTTTCCATATACTTATCAGCATCTCCTGTGTAAGAGTATTCTAACATCCTGTCTGCTTCTCTTATAGCTTTCTCAACATTATCAGTTCTTATCTTTTTGTAGTCTGCTGGGGCATCAGGGGATTCTCTATATTGCATAGCAGCAGCAATAGCAGCCCAACCAACTATATTTCTTGAAATCATTTCTCTACTTTTAGCATCTAAAGGTGTTGCTTTTGGATAAAACAAAGCTCTTGTCGCAGCAGGTATTGCACCACCAGCATACTGTGCCATAAGCTCTAACTGACTAAAAAAGAAACGAGGAAAAGGCATTATGGTTGTACCAACAACAGATCGTACAAGCAAGCCCTCCATGAACTTAAAAGGACCAAACTCAGGTTTCTTTGAGTAAGACACATCTAAAGCTTTTGTTGTTGCGTCTGTTATAAGTTCAGCAAACGATCTAAAATCTGGATTATCTACTCGTATTTTATCATTTAAAAGACCTTGTAACCCACCTTCTGTGTTTAGTGTCCTTACTAAATCTACACCATACTCTCTTTTGGTAAGTTTTTCTAACTCTGAAAAGAAAGCTGTTCTTCTAATTATGTGTTCTTGAATACGGTTAGGTGTATTAAGAGTGCCTACAAAATCTTCTGCAAGTGTTAGAGAATTATCAATAAGTTGAGTAGAAGCTCTTCTTAAAAGCTTATCAGGGTAAATGCCTGATCCCATTAACTCTATGTCTTGTCTAGTTAGTCCTTTAACATTATCAGGCCTAAAAACCTTTTGCATCTCGTTTAAGTTATCAAACAGTTTTCTGTGTTCATCTAAAAACTGTGGTCTTTTTAATATTAAATCAATCAACCCTTGTAGTTCTACTTGATCTTCAAATAGTAGCTGTACGTTTCTCGTGCTATCTTTCCAGTTGTAACCTAGTTTTAAAAAGTTTGTATCTGGA